ACTTATTCCCTGTTTAGAACACACCTACTCATTTTTTTCGAGGTGTGACAGTAGTCGAGGGTAATACTAGACCTCGACGACCCTATAAATACGGACTTCGTCCTGACTTTGTCCTGATTCGGGATAGATGGTATCCCTCAACCCCGTCAATGCGGACCGGGGGCCCGATAGACGGGGCAGAGCCCCCGGTCCACATCGACGGGATCGATGGATACCATTGGATCCAGGGGTAAAAAAAGTCTGTTTTTTTGAGTGAAAACTAAGACTGAGCAAGTTTACGTGGTTCAGTGAACACAGCGTCAAATTCGATATCGACGACAGCATGTACAGTCATAGAATTGGATGAAAACGGATTCGCGACCCACAGAGCAACATACGTCTGTTCAGTTGGATTCGAAGCCGAATCACCGCGATACAATTCGTCACCGACAATTGGAGCCTGACGGCCATTTATCTGCCGGATATCGACCGGCATAGTAATCTGACAATAGTTATTCGCCACAGTAGACGCCCCAGCGTTGCCGGTATTGATAAAAGAGCGAGAACAAAGACCATTCTCAATAGTGGCTGACATTGTCGAAGGAAGACTAGCATCAGGAGAGATAGATATTCCAACGTTCCCAGCATACTTGTTCTCATCATTCACAAAAGTAACAGTAAACTTAGCAGCTGTGACCGTATAATGCTCATAAAGAGCCATCAACTGATCAAAACCGATAGCCTGATGACCAGTTGAAGTAATGTTTGGATCAAAGAGACCATTAGCTGAATAAGCATAGAAACCAATGTTCCCTGCAGTAGCACCTGAAGTAAGCGAAACTGTCTCGTTATAGAGCAATCTCGCGCGATGTTGAAGACCAACAACAGGAGGACGAACAAAAATGTTCATTGGCCGGAAATTGTACATCCGGGAAGGTGCATACTTCACAAGTGCATTATTGCGATTCTGCGAAATCTTGGGATTAGGATACTTCTTAACAAACTTTCGGACGGGTTTACGCCTCAAAGCAGTAGAAGTAGGAGTTCGACGCATAATGCCAGTACGAGTGACAGAAGGATACTCAGAAGGATTTCCGTAAAGATAAGAATAAGCCTGCAAACGCGTAGGCATTAATTATATATACGGAAAAACAACTTTCTCAAAACAATATTAATTAATTAGTTAATTAATTTACTAAATAACTATATAAATACCATATACCGCATGCTATGCAAGCTAGAAACCACTGTTTTACGCTTAACAATCCTGGGGAGGATGACGAAGCTAAAATCATGGCTTTTCCCGCTAAATACATTGTATTCGGACGTGAAGAAGGAGAATCAAAGACGCCACATTTACAGGGCTATATCGAATGGGGGAGCGCAAAACGCATCGAAGCCCTTAAAAAAGCGCATCCTAAGATTCATTGGGAAACAAGACTCGGAACAGCTAAACAAGCTTCCGACTATTGCAAAAAAGGAGAGCAGTCCCATGACGAATGGAAGTCAAAAGGAACAGCTGGAGAAAACTACGGAAAAAATGCCTCCGTGGTGGAGTTGGGAACTCTCAGTAGCCCTGGCAAGCGCACTGATCTTTATGGAAGTAAAGAAGGAGCGTTAGATATCATAGCTGAAGCTATACATGCAGGAGCTACAATAGAAGACATAAACCGCAATTACACTGCTACGTTTATTAGATTCCATAAAGGAATTGAAAAAAGCATTAATTTAATGCAAGAACATAGAACTGAACGTCCAATTGTACGTTGGCGCTATGGTAAAACCGGAGTAGGTAAATCATTCGCTGTACGCAAAGAATTCCCTGAACATTACGTAAAAGATGGAACGCAATGGTGGGACGGTTATAATCAACAAGAGTGTATACTCATTGATGATTTTGATGGACACTGGCCCTTCCGTGATTTCCTCCGTCTAACGGATGAAGGAAGATACCAAGGTCAATATAAAGGTGGATACGTTAAAATTAACTCACCTTACATATACATAACATGCTCATATCCTCCCTGGGAGATATTTCGCAATCCAGACGATCTAGAACAAGTTATGCGACGCCTTGAAAGTGTAACACACGTTAAGGCTATTGGCATTGAAGAGAAAGTTGAAGCACCCAAATAACACTTAATCGATCTATTGATCTGTTTTTTTGGGTGTGACAGGGGTTTATGGGGGTGTGACAGAGGTTAAAGCAAGCTTTTTACTCAACCCATAAGACTTATTCCCTGTTTAGAACACACCTACTCATTTTTTTCGAGGTGTGACAGTAGTCGAGGGTAATACTAGACCTCGACGACCCTATAAATACGGACTTCGTCCTGACTTTGTCCTGATTCG